ACTTAATACACACATTTAAATTCTATTATACAGAAGTAGATGATTTAGAAGATTTAAAACATGAAGTAATTTGTTTTCTTTTAGAAAAATTAGATTATTTTAAGCCAGAAAAAGGTACTAAAGCATTCAGTTATTTTTCGATTGTAGGTAAAAATTATCTTATATTATATAATAATAATAATTACAAAAAGAAAAAATCAAAAGTAGACGTTTTAAAAGCAGATGAAGATGATGGTGTTTTACACCAATTAGGTAGAGATCAACGTAAACAAGAAATAAAAGATTTTATAGATTATCTTACTGAATATATTGATAAACATATGTTTACTATATTTAAAAAAGAAAAAGATAGAAAAGTAGCAGACGCTATTAATACTCTTTTTAAGCGTAGAGAAAATTTAGAAATATTTAATAAAAAAGCACTTTATATTTACATTCGTGAAATGACAGATGTAGATACTCCTGTAATAACAAAAGTAACAAAAATTCTTAAAAAAATACAAAAAGAATTATATCAAGAATTTGATAAAACGGGACATATAAAAATTTAAAAATTCCATATTTATAATAAAATAATATGGATTCATTAAACCAAATACTTTTTGACGATAAATCCTTTGGTGATTTACTAAAAGAAATTCATGGTAATCAAAAGAAAAAAGCAAAACAACTTGCTTCTTTAATAGCTGAATTACGTCCTTTAGTCCAATCTTTAGGTGATGCTACAGTTGTAGTTCCTTTAATTAAGGAATATATGGAAATTAGCGTTAAAAATAATGACCAACTAATTAAGATGGCTGCTATTGTACAACGTTTATCAACAGGAGCAGCTTCAAGTGGGGATGGTGGTTTATTAACAGCTGAAGAAATGGATCAATTAATGGATGTGGCTGAAGAAATAGCCAAAACTGTTGAAAAACCAAAAGAAATAGAAGCACCTTCACAAGAAGAATTAGAAAAATAATATGGCTTTATCAGGAACAAATAAAACAAAACAAGGAAGTTTTATAAACGAAGAACTTTTAGTACCAAAAAGAGTTGTAGATATTATATTAGATATAAATCACCCTCAAGCTAAAGAATTTGGAGGTTATGATGCAATAGGGACCATATTTTATACAGATCCTTATGATTATGCAGGGGAAGAAGAAACCTTTAATAAAGAATTTGCCCGTCCTTTATTTTCTTTTATGAAACAATATCCTTTAAGAGGTGAAATAATATTAATATTAAATTCATTAAGTAAAGATTTTTATTTTGTAGATAATTCTCAAACAACTTATTATTTACCTAATGTTAATATATGGAATCATCCCCACCATAATGCTTTACCAGATCACCCGTATACAGGTGGAGAAGATGTAGAAGATCTTCTAGATAAATATAAAATGGTAGATGGGGGAGTAAAAAGAACACCTAGTGATGGTTCTACAGATGTTGAATTAGGAGAATATTTTAATGAAAAGTTAGATATACAACCTTTATTACCTTTTGAAGGTGATACTATTATAGAAGGTCGTTTTGGTAACTCAATAAGATTAGGAGCCACAGCTAAAGAAGCAAAAGAAAAAACAGCTTATTCTACTAAAGGGGAAACAGGAGATCCTATAATAATTATTCGTAATGGTCAATATATAGAAGAAGATAGAGATAGGGGATGGGAACATACAATTGAAAATATAAACACAGATGATTCTTCAGTTATTTTAACTTCAAATCAAGTTTTTCCTAATTTTCAAATTGTATCACAACATTATCAATCGTGGCAAACAGAATATGATTTTTTAGATGTAAATGAAGCTAATGATGATTTTGATAATATAACTTTAGGTTCAGCTCCTGAAAAAATAGAAATTCCCGAAGAAGAAGAAATAGAATACGCAGGAGAAGATTTAGAAGATGATAACGATAAAGAAGAAGAACCAAAATGGGTAAAACACGTTTCAATGTGGAATGGAGAAATAAATTATATTAACGCAGAAATAGCCACAGAAACAGACACAGGAGGTTATTATTTTGATCCTGAAAAAGAAGCAGAAAAAGATGTTTCTTATAGAACTAAAGCAGCATATGAAGCTGCTCAAAGTCAATCAGAAGACATTAATAATTTAGAAGGTAGAGAAGAAGAAATACTTGAAGAAGAGGGATCAATATATGATTTATTATTAGAACAAGACAATTTTAGTGAGTCAGATTTTTCATGGAGTGTAGCAGATGAATGGTCAGCTAACGCTGATCCTGAAAAAGAAAATGATCTCTACAGTAAAGAAGAAGTAGAATCAGAAAATGTAGATCCAATAAATACACAGGAAGAAGAGGAAGGAGATGATAGTGAAGACGACAACGAAAACGACACAGATATAGATGTAGATGATACTGATCCTGATGCAGATAATGATACTGATGTTTCAGGAAGTGAAGACAACACACAAACTTCAGAATCTATAGCTGTAAATGTAACAGGTTCAGGATTATTAGCTAATAGTCCAACTCCAGAAGCTATAAAAGATTCATATTATTCTTCAGACACAGATGTTCCTGATAATTATTTTGATAATTTAGTAACACCTAATTTAAAGGGTACAAAGAGTTGGGTGAAAAACGCGAATGGAAATAGACAGGCACAATTTAAAAAAGAAAATTATGGAGGAAAAAATTGGGCTGGAAGAAAACCAGAAGCAGATCCAAATAATACTGGTTGGAGAGTTGCTTACAATTACAGAGGAGCTAAATTTCTTATTCCTAAACCCGCCCCTCTTTCAATAGCCATACAAAAATGGAGATGTGATTTAGGAAGTACAAAAACAGTAAAATGGAATGATAAAAGAACAGTAGTTGATGGAAAAAATCTTAAAAAAAGAGCATCACTTTATAAAGGAGATCCTCAAACAGTTTCAATAAAATATTTATGTATTCATACAACAGCAGGAGAACCAGTTATAGATGGTTTAGATGGATGTAATTTTCATCTTTATAGTAGTTGTTGGCCTGCTTATGGATATAATTGGTTAATTGGTATTAGAGGAGATGTTGTTCAAACTATGCCTGATTATGTTATGGGAGTTGGTATTGGTGCTGGTTCTAAAGGCATAGGTTCATTTATCGCTAAAGATGGAAAAAGATACTATGGGGGGGACTGGTCAAATCCTACTAATCCTGGTTATGATCCTAAAGCTTTAAGTGCGTGGGGAGAAACTACTCATGCTAATAATAACAATACCATTCAAATAAATTGGTCAGGAGGTGCAGAACGTTATTCTGGTAATGATGCTACAGATATAGTAAATAAAGGAAAGGATGATGAATATAAAGAATATGTATATGGAGTTCATGATGTAAGTAAAGGAATGGGAATTATAGCCAATGAAGAGAATTGGAAAAGTTTAGGATCTGGAAGGTTTAGTCACACAGTAGGATATGGTACAGTTACAGATAAACAATTAATTGCAATAAAAGAATTAATTTACATTTACATTAAAAGATATCCAGACATTAAATTTTTTGGACATAATCAAGTAGCTGCAAAAGCATGTCCTTGGTGGTGGACTCCTACGTTTTTAGAATATGTTTTAGATGCTCCTGATCCTAATAATCCTTTACATTCACATCCAGATGATTTTCATGATAGAGATTATTACATAGTAAAAGGAGGTAGAAAAAATACAAGCACAGGATTCTATTTAGAAAATGCTAAAGACGCAGGATTAAGAGCAACAGGAAAAAAAGGAATAGAAAAAACTACAGGATGGAAAAAACACGGATTAACTGCTGCTAATATAGGAAAGAAAACCAAAAGTAATTATTAGAAAATGGCAAATCAAAATATAGAAATAGGAAAAATACCAGACAGACCTTTTGCTTATCAAGGTAAACAGGTAATAATAAATACAGACAGAGTAGTATTGCAGTCTAAAAAAGATAGCGTGTTAGTATTTGCTAACGATAGTATATCTTTTAGTTGCAATAAAAGTATCCATTTTGACACAGGAGATACAGGTTATTTTA